ACAAGGGAGCCTGGGGCGGCAGGGGTAGCGGCAAGAGCCACGACAGGGCCCAGGCCGTCATCCTGGCGATGGTCCTCGAGCGTGGTGTCCGCATCGCCTGTGTCCGCGAGGTCCAGAAGAGCATCAGGGACAGCTCGAGGCAGCTGCTCGTCGACACCATCCAGCGGTTCGGGCTGGGCGCGATGTTCGAGGTGCTGGAGAGTGAGATCAGGGGGCCCGGCGGGTCGCTCTGCATCTTCAGGGGCATGAACGACCAGAACGCGGAGAGCATCAAGAGCCTCGAGGGCTTCAAGTATGTGTGGTGGGAGGAGGCACAGACCGCCAGCGAGAAGAGCCTGAAGCTGCTGCGCCCGACGATCAGGGCCGAGGGCTCCGAGATGTGGTTCACCTGGAACCCCAGGAAGAAGAGCGACCCGATCGACATCCTGCTCCGGCAGAACCCTCCGGCGGGTGCGATCGTCGTCGAGAGCCACTACTACGACAACCCCTGGCTGACCGACGCCCTCGAGGAGGAGCGCCAGATCGACCTGGCCGGGGACGAGGACAACTACAACCACGTCTGGCTCGGCTTCTACGAGGCCGCCTCGGACATGCAGTTCATCAACGCCAAGGTGGTGGCCAGGGCGCGCAAGAACGAGGCGGTGTCCCACGTCCATGACGAGATGATCCTCGGGGTGGACGTGGCCAGGGGCGGGGACGATCGCTCGGTCATCTTCCCGCGCCGGGGCAGGGACGCCCGCACCGAGCCGGCCCAGGTCTACGGCGGCAAGGGCAAGGTGAAGCTGGACCTGATGCAGTTCGCCGCCAAGGTCGCCACCACGATCGACCGGCTGAAGCCCGACGCCACCTTCATCGACGAGGGCGGGGTCGGCGGCGGCGTCATCGATCGGCTGCGCCAGCTGGGCTACGACGTCATCCCGGTCAACAGCTCCTGGGAGCCGGACGGGCTGACCAAGATCAAGGTCAGGAACAAGCGCGCCGAGATGTGGCAGCGCGGAAAGGAATGGCTCGCCGGCGCGGGGGCGGCCCTGCCGGACACCGACGACATCGAGGTGGATTTCACGGGGCCGCTCTACAAGCACGACGCCAACAACGCCATCCAGATCGAGAAGAAGGAAGACATGAAGAAGCGCGGCGTCCGATCCCCCGACCTGGGCGACGCCTGGGCGCTGACCTTCGCCTTCCCCGTGACACCCAAGGGCGAGGCAGCCAGGGTCGGCGAGCGCAACGTCATCCAAAGCACCTACGATCCGTTTGCAAGTCCGTTCCCGGAGTGAGGCAAAGATGGGCGACATCAGCGACCACTTCTCCCGGTCTGAGTTCCGCTGCCGGTGCGGCTGCGGCAAGGACACGATCGACGCGGGGCTGATCGCGACCCTCGAGCGGGTCAGGGATCACTTCGATGTTCCGATCCACGTCACGTCGGGCAACCGCTGCGAGACCTACAACACCCATGTCGGCGGCGCGCCCAACAGCCAGCACCTCGTGAGCCGGGCTGCCGACATCCAGGTGAGCGGGGTCAGCCCTGCCGCCGTCTACGCATACCTGGCCCCGTTCCATGAGGGCGGGCTCGGGGGCTACCCGACGTTCACCCACGTCGACTCGCGCGACGGCGTGGCGAGGTGGGACGGATAACCGGAAGAGGAGAGACCGATGGGGCGCAAGAGCAAACCCCGCAAGAGCGGCCGGCACCCCAAGTGATGGCCCGCTACCCGAAGCCACGCAAGCCACGCAAGGGAGGCAGGAAGTGAGCGCCAGCCCGCCACCCGTCATCCGCATGCCGGGCTCGGCGGGAGAGCCGCCCCACCCCTACCGCCCCGATGTCCCCAACCTTTTCGATTGGGACCAGCCCGAGGAGGAGAGCATGTTGAACAACGCGACCCTGTGCGGTCACCTGGCGGTGGCGGCGCTCCTGATGATGAACCTGGGGGCGCTGGCGTCCGGCGGCAGCCTGGCGGCCTTCGGCTGCCTGATGGCCCCGGTGTCCTGGTGGATGGCCCAGCTCCACGACATCGGGGCACCCGGCTCTCGCCACAACTATCTCGCAATCGTCATCATGCAGTTCTTCGCTGCTGTGACCTTCCTGGAAGGAGTTCTCTGATGTGCATCGGCCTCGGGGGTGCTGCCCCGAAACAGCAAAAGCGCCTGCAGCCGCAAAAGGCACCGGCGGCCGGCGGCCCTCGGACGGCCCTTGATCGCCGGCGTCGACGCTCCGGCACGGTGCTGACGCCACCGGGTGGCCTGGCTGCGGCCAGCACCACCAAGAAGACCGCGCTGGGAGCCTGACATGGCTGTCGGCGTGGCCAGGAGCAAGTCACTCCGCAACCAGCTCGAGACCAGGTGGTCGGAGCTGAACACGGATTTCACCCGGTGGGAGCCGCACTTCCGCCAGCTGAGGGATTACGTGCAGCCTCGGCGCGGCCGGTTCAGCCTCGGGGAGAGGAGGGAGACCGAGTTCGTCTCGAACAAGATCATCGACGCCGAGGCGAGGCGCGCTCTGCGGACGCTCGAGAGCGGGCTGATGGCCGGGATGACCTCGCCCTCGAGGCCCTGGTTCCGGCTTGGCCTGCGCGACAGCCAGGACGCCGACGCTAACAACACCAGGCTGTGGCTCCACACCGTCGAGGGGCGTATGTATGAGGTGCTGCGGGTCTCGAACATCTACAACGTCCTGCCGATGGCCTACCGGGAGCTGGGGCTGTTCGGCTCTGACGCCATGCTGCTGCTGCCCGACTTCGACACCGTGGTCCACGGCTTCCCCTTCACGATGGGCGAGTATCGGATCGCGTCCGACCCCAAGGGCCGCATCGACACCGTCTATCGCAGGATCAACAAGACGGTGAAGTTCCTGGTCGAGACCTTCGGGAAGAGCGTCTCGAAACAAGTGCAGACGGCCTTCGACAACGGCAACCTGGCCATGAAGCACCCGATCTTCCACGCCATCGAGCCCAACATCAACCGGCGGCTCAACAGCCCAGCACCACAGGACCGGCCCTTCGCTTCGGTCTATTGGGACGCCCAGGACGCCGACGACAAGCTGCTCGAGGTCGCCGGGTATGTGAACAACCCGCTGGTCGCTTCCAGGTGGGAGGTGCTGCCCGACGAGGACTACGGCTTCAGCCCGGCGATGGATGCCCTGGGTGACGCAAAGCAGCTGCAGAGCCAGCACTTCTTCAAGGCAGAGGGCATCCAGAAGCAGGTCAGGCCGCCGATGGTGGCCCCGGTCTCGCTGAGGAACGCGGGCGACCGGCCCAACACCAGCCCGAGTGGTGTGACCTTCCTGGACACCGCCTCGATGCAGAAGGGCGGCTTCCGCTCGGCCTTCGACGTCAAGCCCGACATCCAGGGGCTGCTGCTCGACATCAACCAGACCCAGGAGCGCATCCGGTCGTCGTTCTTCGCCGACCTGTTCCTGCTCACCGCGATGTCCGATCGCCGCCAGGTGACCGCCACCGAGATCGCCGAGCGCCACGAGGAGAAGCTCCTCATGCTGGGCCCGGTCCTGGAGCGCCTGCAGAACGAGCTGCTCCAGCGCGTGATCGAGCTGGTCTTCACCTACATGCAGGAAGCGCAGCTGATCCCCGAGGCCCCCGAGGACATGGTCGGCTCGCCGCTGCGGGTGGAATACATCTCGACCCTCGCCCAGGCGCAGAAGGCCGTGGGCGTGGCGTCGATCGAGCGCACGGTCGGCTTCGCCGGCACCCTGGCGCAGCTCGGCTTCCCCGAGGCCCTCGACAAGATCAACGCCGACCAGGCGGTCGACGAGTTCGCCGCGATGGTGGGCCCGGCCCCGACCACGGTCAGGTCGGATGAAGAGGTCGCCCAGATCAGGGCAGACAGGCAGGAGCAAGAGCGGATGCAGCAGCTGATCGAGGCCGCGCCGGCGATGACCGGAGCAGCCAAGGTGGCGGCCGACATCGCCGACCGAGGGCAGGCAGGGCAGGCAGAGGCGGCGGCGATCTGATGACACCATACGAGAGGCGGGAAGAGGCCGAGCCGGTTGTGGCCGCTCGGGTCGAGGAGCTGCGAGCCAACCACATGCGGCGCATCTGGGCCGAGGTGCTGGAGATACCGGACGGCAAGCTGCTGGCCTGGGACATCCTGAGCAAGGCGGGCCTGTTCCGGCCCAGCTACACGGGCAACGCACACACCAACTATCTCGAGGGCGAGCGCAACATCGCGCTGTGGCTCTGGGGCGAGAGGGTCGAGCCTGGGGGGGCATCAAGCCTCTCCGAGATGATGGCGGCCCACCAGCAGTTCATGGAGCAGCTGGAGATCGAAGCCAGGGCGGCGGTGGCCGCCGAAAAGGAGAACGAGGACGATGGCTAAAACCGCACTGACCCCCGATGCCGGAGCCCAAGACGGTTCACCCGGCGGCGACGATCAGTCCACCGACGACCAGAACACCGACGACATCAAGGCCGGTGATGACGGCGATGGCGATGGCGATGGCGATCAGACGAAAGATGCAGCTGGCGCGGACGACCAGTCCAGCGACGGCGACCAGGATACCGGAGACGGCACCGGAGACGGTGACGGCGATGGTGACGACGACGGCGACAAGCAAGATGTGAAAGACAGTAGCGGAAGCGAGTCGGATGTGGTCAAGATCGCTCCTCCCGAAGGGCAGGAGCATTTTGCCGAGGACTACGGCACCTACGAGACCTTCGTCCAGGAAGCCCTGGCCGACAATCCCGAGATGACTGTCGCTGAGTTCGCCACCAAGGCGGCTGAGTGGCAGGCAGAGCGTGTGCAGAAGGCGCTTGACGGCGCGGAAGCACAGGCCGTCGATCTGCTCGAGAAGCAGGTCGATGATTGGGAGGCCGAGGGCAAGAGGGACAAGGAGTTCGGGGGCGACAAGTATGACGAGAACGTCGCCATCGCGCTCAGAGGTCTTGATGCGGTCGGGACGCCGGAGCTGAAAACCATGCTCTCGCAGACCGGCCTCGGGTCTCATCCCGAGGTGATCCGCACCTTCCTGAAGATCGGCCAGGTCTTTGCCGATCCGACGATCATCACCTCGAGGGGTGGCGATCTGACCAAGAAAACGGTGACCGAAATCCTCTATCCCAACCAACCGCCGGCGGGAGCCCCGCCTGGCGGCTGACGTGAAAGGAGGCCGACATGGCCACCCTTGCTTCCACGTTCCTCACCCTGGCTGACCTCTACAAACGCACCGAGGACAGCCAGCAGATCGGGACGATCATCGAAATCCTGAACCAGGCGAACAACGTCACTCAGGACATCCCGTGGGTTCCCTGCAACCTGGGGACCATCCACCGACACACCATCCGCACCGGGCTGCCCAGCGTGGCCTGGGGCAAACTCTACCAGGGCATCGCGCAGTCCAAGTCGACGACCCAGCAGGTCGACGACACCACGGGCTTCGTCGAGGGCATGGCGACGGTCGACCAGCGGCTGCTCGACATCTCCGACGATGCGGCTGCCCTGCGCCTCTCCGAGGCTCTGCCGCACATCGAGGCCATGACCCAGGAGGCCGCCACGGCGCTCTTCTACCACTCGGCCCTGGTGGACCCGGAGAAGCCCCACGGTCTCGCCGCCCGCTACGCCACCATCGGCGGCTCGGGTGCCGGCAACCAGATCATCGACGCCGGAGGCACCGGCGCGGACAACACCTCGATCTGGTTCGTGACCTGGGGTGAGAACGACGTCTGCGGGCTCTATCCGAAGGGCACCCAGGGCGGCCTGATCCGCGAGGACAAGGGCAGCCAGCGGGTGCTGGACGGATCGAGTAACCCCTACTACGTCCAGGAGGAGCTGTTCCGCTGGCACATGGGGTTCGCGGTGAAGGACTGGAGGAACACGTCGCGCATCGCGAACGTCGACATCTCCAACATCGCCGCCGGCACCGTCGATCTCTACGGCTTCATGCGGAACGCTTTCTACAAGCTGCAGCGCCGCCGCATCGGCAAGATCGATCAGCAGCTGGCCCCTGGCCGGACGGTGATCTACTGCAACCGTGACGTCCTCGAGGCGCTGGATGCTCTCGCGAGCAACCAGGGCAGCTCGGACAACTTCACCCGGCTGCGGCCGATGGAGATCGAGGGCGAGGAGGTCATGTCCTACCGTGGCATCCCGATCCGCGAAACCGATGCCCTGGTCAACACCGAGACCCAGGTCACCTGATCATAGGAAAGGAGAACACGCTATGATCTTCGACACCAAACTCGAGTTCTCGGACGACCAGGCCATCACGGCGACTGCCGTCTCGACGAACGTCATCGACCTCGGAGCGGCCGGCACGGTCTATGGTGCCGCCGCCGCCCTTGCACCTGACATCGGCAAGGGAAATCCGATCCCCCTGCTGATCCAGGTGACCGAGGTCTTCAATACCCTCACGTCGCTGCAGGTCACGGTGGAGGTGGACGACAACGCCGCCTTCTCCTCGGCCAAGATCATCGCGGCCAGCCGGGACATCCTCCTGGCCGACCTGGTGGTCGGGATGCGCTCTGAGCTGGAGTTCGTCCCCCGCGGCACCGACGAGCGGTATGTCCGGCTGCGCTACACCGTGACCGGCACCAACCCGACCACGGGCAAGATCGCTGCGGCTATCGTCGCGGGGGTCCACAGCAATGACTAATGCCAAGCCGAAGGCCGGTGGCCTGAAGCAGGGCACCAGGGTCATCTGCACCAAGGCCGGATACGACGGCAAGAAGACGCGCCAGATCGGCGAAATCTTCGACTGGCCGGGCAGCGGCGGCAAGCCGCCGTCCTGGGTCGACCCCATCTCCAAGAAGGAGGAGGCGGCGCGAGCCGAGGCCGAGGCCGAGGGCGCAGAGTAACCACCCGCCAAGCAGTCAGCTTGGCCTCAAGGCGCCCCCCCCGGGGGGCGTCTTTCCCACAAAGGAGGCGGGCACATGGCCAGCACAGTCGGCATCTGTAACCGAGGGCTCTCCTTCGTCGGGCTCGAGGACATCAACTCCCTGACCGAAGACAGCGCCGCCGGCAGGGCCTGCAACCTGCACTATGACGAGGAGCGGCTGATCCTGCTCGAGGCCTTCCCCTATGAGTGGGCCACCGGACGCCAGGCACTGGCCAAGTTCGCAACCAATGACCGCCCCGACGAGTGGGAGTTCAAATACCAGAGGCCATCCGGGGTGCTGACCATTCGCTTTATCCAGGACCTGGCCGTGGTCCGCGCGGCCCGTGAGGGGCACCGCGTCGTCTCGGCTCCATACAAGCTGGCCGAGGGCGCGATCTACTCCGACGTCGACGACGCCTGGGCCGAGTGGACCGAGGACGACACCGACCCCAACAACTACCCGCCCAGCTTCCGCGAGGCCCTGTCATGGGCTGTCGCCAAGACAGCGGCGATCGCCATCACCGAGGTCGCCGACAGGCTCACCTTCGCGCAGAACGGCTACGTCGCCGCCAAGGAGCGCGCCGAGATGCTCGCCCTGGCCGAGAGCGACCAGAAGAATGTCGTCGTGGCCGACTGGCTCCGCAAGCGCGGCTTCAACGTCGTCGACAGCGACCGGCAACCCTACGCCGAGTTCGGAGTGGGGCCCTACTGATGCCGCTGCACGGCTTCTTCCCCAGCTTCGCCGGCGGGCTGCTCGGCCCGGCGCTGCACGGTCGCCTCGACATCGGGAAATACGATGTCGGCCTCCGGGTGGCGTCGAACGTCTTCATCCTCACCAGCGGGGGCTTCTCCAACCGCATGGGGACCGAGTTCGTGGCCGAGGTCATCGACAGCACCAAGACCTCGGTGCTGGTCCCGTTCCAGCCCACGGTTGACCAGACCTACGTGATCGAGCTGGGCGACCTGGTCGGCAGGATCGTCCAGGCCGGCGGCGTGGTGGTCGAGGCCGCCGACACCATCACCGGCATCACCCAGGCCAACCCAGGGGTGGTGACCTGCGGCACCCACGGCATCGTGAACGATCGCCGGGTCTTCATCTCCGGCATCACCACCGGGCCCACGGAGTTGAACGGGCGCACCTTCGTCGCCAAGAACGTCACCGCCACCACCCTCGAGCTGGAAGATATGTGGGGCACGGCGGTCGACACCTCGGCCCTCACCGCATGGTCGGCCGGCGGCACGGTCGAGGAGCTGTTCCAGTTCGTCAGCCCCTACACCGAGATCGAGGCCGAGGCGATGAAACACGCGCAGTCGGCCGACACCCTCTACATGGCCCACCGATCCCACCCGTCGAAGAAGCTCCAGCGCACCGCGTCGACCACCTGGCCCATCACCGACCTGGTCTTCGACCCGCAGAACGCGGCCCCGACCGGGGTGGCGGTGGTCTCGAAAAACGCCGGCACCATCACCTACACCTACGTGGTCAGCTCGGTCGACGTGAACGGCATCGAGTCCTTCCAGTCGACCAGCGGCTCGGACACCACCTCGGAGGACCTGGACAATGCCGGAGCCGAGAACGTGGTCACCTGGGTGGCGGCAGCCGGTGCCGTCGAGTATCGCGTCTATCGAGAGCTGAACGGCATCTTCGGGTTCGTCGGCTTCACCGACGCCCTGACCTTCACCGACGACAACATCGCCCCCGATACCACCGACACCCCGGTGCAGTCGTTCACCGACCTGCAGGCCACCGACGAATATCCGGGCGCGGTCGGCATCTACCAGCAGCGCCTGGCCCTGGGCTCGACCAACAACCTGCCCGAGGACATCTGGGAGAGCCGGATCGGCGACTATGAAAACTTCACCAAGTCACGCATCACCAAGGCGACCGACCGGCTGCACTTCTCCATCAACGGAAACTTCCTGCAGCACATCCACCACATCATGCCGATCCGCGAGATGCTGGTGCTGACCAACGCCGGCGAGTGGTCGGTGGCCGGCGTCGACGGCGTCCTCACACCAGGCAAGGAGGTCATCACCCAGCACGGCTATGCCGGGGCCTCGGTGGTCAGCCCGCTGGTGGTCAACGACAGCGTCCTCTACGTCGAGCGGTTCGGCAACGTGATCCGCGACCTGCGCTACGCCTTCGAGACCGATGGCTACCAGGGGAACGAGCTGAGCATTTTCGTCCCCGACCTCTTCCGGGGCCGGACGGTCAGGGACTGGACCTACGCCAAATCGCCCTTCTCGATCATCTGGCTGGTGATGTCGGACGGCGACCTGCTCTCGCTCACCTACCACCGCGAACACCAGGTCTGGGCCTGGGCCGAGCATGACGTCGGCGGCGTGGTCGAGACCATCACCTCGGTGGAGGAGAGCGGCGTCTCGGCGGTCTACATGACGGTGAAGCGCACCATCAACAGCCAGACCAAGCGATACATCGAGCGCATGGGTGGCCGAGAGTTCACCGCCGTCGAGGATGGATACTTCGTTGACGCCGGCATTACTTACTCCGGCGCGTCGACTACTTCCATCACCGGGCTCGAGCATCTCCTGGGCGAGACGGTGGTGGCGCTCGCTGACGGCGAGGTGGTGGGGGCGCTGACCGTGGCCGCCAACGGGGTCGTCACCCTGGCCAACGCGGCGGTCAAGGCCCACGTCGGCAAGAGCTACATCTCCGACGCCGAAACCCTGCCCCCCAACTTCGACATCAAGGGCAAGGGCAAGAGCCGCGGCCTGCCGCAGAAGGTCAACAAGGTCCAGGTCCAGGTCGAGCGCACAAGAGGCATCTCGACCGGCCCCAATGTGGCCAAGCTGCAGGCCTGGCGGCAGCCTCGAGACCCGCTCGGGCTGCACATCGTCCCGCCGATCGTCGATGAGCTGATCAACGTCCACGTCGATCCCCTCTGGACCAGGGACGGGACCGTCTACATCAGGCAGAGCGATCCGCTGCCGATGACCGTGCTGGCGGTCGCCCCCGACATGACGGTGGGGACGTGAGGCACGAGATCGTCGAGCTGACCGCGAGCCACCTGAACCACATCGTGACGGTGGCGCGCGAGGCCGATCGGGTCGAGTTCTCCTACCAGGACCCGCGCCCGATGCGAGAGGTGCTGGAAGAGATGCTCCGCAAATCGCACCGGGCCAGGTGCGGGCTCATCGACGGGGAGCCGGTCTGCTGCTTCGGGGTGATCCGGCCCGTGGTGCTGACCACGGAAGGGCACCCCTGGGCGGTCGCCTCGCGCCTGGTCGAGGAGAAGGGCTACCGCAGGGTCTTCCTGCAGCAATCGCGCAGAGGCCTGGCTGAGGTCGTGAAAGGCTACACCAGCATCTGCAACATCATCCACGAGGAAAACAGCCTGGCGATCAGGTGGCTCAAGTGGTTGGGTTTCACCGTCTCGGACGCCAGGTTCGACGTCGGCGGCGGATG